GCTATTTCCTCAAGCACCCAGAATCTTTGATAGTGTCTTCCTTTGTAAAGGAAGTCAATGATTGCAACAGTGATGTTTAAAACAACAGTGTTGATTGTTTTCATTTTACGTGTACTGTACCGATCATACCAGCACCTTTATGAGGACCACAGTAGAATGTGTAGTCTCCTGCTTCAGGAAACTCAACATCAAACTCTTCGCCTGGCATCATAGCGAGTGCATCGTGTCCTAACTCATCATGATCTTCTACAAGAACATTGTGAGGTGGTAGCATGTTGTTTACAAAATGAATAGATTCACCTGCGTTAATTGTAACCTCAGAAGGTTCAAAAACTAAACCTCCATCATATCCCATTTGAACGTCCACTGCCCATGCAGGTAAGGCAAGGAATAATGTAGCCAGAAATGCAAAAATAAATTTCATACTCTTTTTCTTTTTCTAGAAAATAAAATTAGTGTAATTACAAACATAACAAAAATCACAGATGCAACAGCACTTATAAAGGTTGGAGTGTACAATACATCTGGTTGGGGTTCCCATGTACCAGGCAAAGTATACACTGATGGAGTTGAACCAAATAGGTTAATTAAATAATTCATCGTCAGTAGAATATTGATCAGAATAAGTTCTAAGTTTTTTGATCAAAGCTTCGTATTGTTCCCACATCCATTCACTACCTGTCTGATCTTGGTAGACCTGACAAGCAGTAATACAACGTTGAATATCGCTGTTATTGAGACGCATTTTCATATCAAAACTCATATACTAATTATACCTAGCTAGGTATCTAATAAGTAACTTTTATAATGTTTTTATAAGTTATGTTAGCAATTCCACGCACGTAGTGATTTGTTAATCCTGCTATCAGGATCGCTGGCAGTTTTCTTAGAGGTTAATTTCTTCTTCATACCTTTCATTCTAGCGCAGAACGATGCCCTACGGGGATTTCCAACCTTCTTGCTTGGAGCTTTAAGGTCGCTTCCAGGATTTTCTCTCTCGTAAGATTTTCTGCCTTTCTCGTTAAGACCTCCAGATTGTGACTTGCCAGACTTCTTTGTCCAGGCTGCACCTTCTAAAATTCCGTTATCCTGCTCACTGGCAGACTCAGCGAGTCTTTTAAATTCTTTGTAGTCTATCATAAAGATACCATGACAGGGTATACAGATCTATTTAGCGTTTTCCACCACCCATTTGCTTTAGCATCTTCTGTAGTTCTGATGTAGAACCTACAAACATAGCGTTATTAGTGACTTTAGAAGGACCTTTCTTCTCTTCATCTAGGTCTTTCATGTTCTTATGTAATGCCTGTAATTTCTCTGTCATGTCTGCAACATGCTTCATTGCTGCTACAGCAACTTCATATGCTCTAGGGTGACCACTCTCCTGTGCTACCTCTAAGGCACCTCTGACTGCCTCCTGACCTTGATCTATAAGTGAGTATAATTCTCCACGAGTATACTCATAGTCTTTCTGCTGATCATCCTTGTCTGTTTTAGGAGCTGCAGGTTTAACTGGTTCTGATGGAACATCAACACTGATGTTCAACATCTCTTCCATATTTTCCTCTAGGCTACTCATAAGAATTCAATTCCTTCATTAAATCCAAAGTCATCACCAGAATCTACCAGTGCGTCATCATTGACATCTATGACACCATCAGTATTGATATCTGTTTTTGCTTTGGGTGTATATGTTCTTGTAATAGTTCTGCGGTTTACTGCCTGATCACCAAGTGTTTCATGAATGATTGCTTTCTTGATAACATCAGATGTGTTGTAAGGACCGTATAGATAAGACTTCATTGTGAAGTTTAAAGTATAGATGATATATCTACGCTCATAAAAACTATCATCCCACTCATCTTCATACCCAACATTGTTGAGAACAATAGCAATATCTCTCTTCTCATTCATGTCAGGAATCATGTTGAGAGTAATACTAAAAGATGGTTGGAAGTATGGTAAAATTTGTTCGGTAATTTGTAATGCATCATCTTGTGACTTAGCAATTACACCAAGTTCAAATGATAGATTGTATGGTACAGGAACATACTGTACTCTTACCTCACCACCATTACCATCAATAATGGTTCTGTATTTTTGAATGGGAGATGTTTTACGAGTAGGATCATAATCAATACTTGTCATCTCAAAATAGAGACGAGGTAATGTGATCGCTACTTTTTTATTAGATGCGTTCTCTTCTAGTCTTACAATAAACTTTTGTTTAGGACCATATGCTAGAGGCACTTTCATCTCCTCTAGTACAGTTCCGTCACTTGGATCTGTGCTCTTCATTGTAATATTATTGAAGAGCGTACCAAACGCTACAATGTTCTTACGAACAATCTGATTGTAGAAATGTGATCCTAACATTAGATACTACCTGTAAAATTACCAAATTCACCAAATGGATTTCCTTCTGTCCAATCCACTATATTATCAGCATCATCTTCAATCTGTCTATTCTGATCGTAGCTGCTGTTGACATTATTTAGAGTGTCAAATGTTTCAGGACTCCACTTAGCACCTGAAGTCAATCCAGTAATGACTTCAGCAGTGGTAAACGTTCCTGTCCTATTGATGACTTGGAGCGATCTTGTTGCACTGTCCCAAGACTTGACTTCTGCTCTATTGTCCTTAGGTGAATAATCAATGGTGACAGTAGGAGCAGATGTGTAACCTGTCCCAGCATCAGTAATAGTAATACCATTAACGATCCCTGTGCTGCTAACCGTCGCAGTCGCTGTTGCTCCACTTCCTCCACCTCCTGTAATAGTAACTGATGGTGGTGTAGCAACTTTATAATGAGCACCACCGTCTGTAATAGTTATGGCACTTACAGCATCACCTGTAATAGTTGATGTAGCTTTTGCAAGGAATTCATCACCAACAACTTCTTCGCCTACAGTGAAATCACCACTACCGCCAGGATCCATAACCAACTTGATAGCATTGTCAAAGAGTTGTTCAACTGCATCAATCTCTGCAATACCAGTATCAAAGTCGTCTTGACCAACCTCGTAGATTTCAGCAGTGATAGCATAGAACTGGATCTTACCAAACTGGAAGAATGGTTCTTCTTTTCCTACAAATTTAATTTCGTATATGTCTTCTGTTAACGGGAAATATAATAAGTCTCCCTCATTAGGTCTTTCTGGTACAGTTAAAGTAGGATTATGCTCAGCTACTTCTTCATCCCATCGTCTTGAAGACACACGGAAGATAATTTCATCTGTAATTCTTAAACCGAACTTGGAGATGAACTCAGCGTTGTCACCAAAACCCATGACATTCTGCAGCAACATCTCTATCTGAAACTGTTCTTGATACTTAGAGTATCTAACTTCATCTAGAGTGCTATCCTGCAGGACTATCCTAGGGATATAGTATACGTCTGAACCAAACAGTTTGATTTGCTCATCCACAAGATCCTGAACGAGACCTTGTTCGCCACTGTGACCTGCGTAGTAAGTTGGAAAATAGGGACTGGTAGGCATTTTATCCGATCATATCCATTGGTGGGATTGCGTACTTACTAAGAATTTCAGACTCAAGTGTCTCAATTTCTGCAAGTGCGTCTGTGTAGATTTCTCTACCGTTGAGGGTAACACCGCCAGGTAACTGAACGTTGTTATATTTGATTAGATTCATACCCCACTGTCTCTTCATGAGAGCTGTGGCATATCTCTTTACAAAGATATCATTGTTCATCTGTGTAGCTTCCGTAGGATCTACAAGACGATGACATTCAATAAGAACATTAGTTCCTTCTTGTAAAAAGTCTTTGTCTATATCAAGATACAAACGATCACGGCGTGCATTAAATCTAAACTGCTGGAAAGATCCATTGTTTAGAACCATATCTAGAGTTTCTAGATACTGTTTGTTCATATAGTAGTTAAGGATATCTAGTGATCCGAATGCATATAGATCATTCAAGAACAACTGATACTCAACACCAAAGAGATTAGAACGGATTGAGTTACTGACAAGACCAAAAACTCTAGTGATACCAACTACATGATCAGGAATTGGAATGTAGTTCGTAGCTTCCAACCAGTTAGTAGTTCCACCATCAACAACTGATTTAGTAACAGTTGCAGCAAAACGAGTTTTATCATCAGCACTGATTTCGTGATATAAGTAAGCACGTTCCATACCATTGTAACAGTTCTCTTGGAAGAACTGAAACGTGTCGTCTATTACGTTATTGACCTGTTCGTCATCAATGTTAACTTGCAACACTGGTTCACCAAGTTGCCTCTTACAATATGTGATGAGTTCAGCTCTTGTACTTGGAGATGCCATTACACACAAAAATCCCTTCTTACCTATTTAGGAAGAAGGGATCTGGTATTTATTCAGCAGGTGTTTCTGGTGCTGGTGCAGCAGTTTCTTCTGGTTTTTCTTCTAGTAAGTTTAGGGTTTCTAGACCACCCTCTAGTTTAATTCTATACTCTTTTGCTTTCTTTAAATTTTCTTCTAGTTCTCCAATTTGCTTTACTGTTGTAGCAATTTGTTCTTCAAAATTCTTTTTTAATTGTGCAGGATCCATTGTAATCAATTACGATAGTATATGTGTTTATTTATATGCCTTTCCATCAGGTGGAGTAGGACCTTTTTCTTCTAGAGTTAACAAGTGAGCTCTCGTTGACTCGTCTGGTTTTTTATCAGAATATACTCTGACGACTAGAGGATTTAACATATCAACTACGTCTTTATACTCTTCCATAACAGGTTCTGCAATTTTCCAAAGAAGTCCACCTTTACCAGGAATAATGCCATGTGCAATATCAATTGCCAACGCTGCTATAATTTGATCTCCAAAAACAATAGCTAGTTTTCTTCTGAATTCAACTTCTCTTTCAACTGGTGCAGATTTTCTTGCTAGTAGTTCTGCAGTTTCTATATCTGGTGTTGACATCTCTCAAGTAATTTGTTATGCTATATTGATAGTATTTATAATTATAGCACATAATGTCAAACCAACCACCTAGGATAGAGACATGGTTTCCAAAAACAGTGTATATCAGAGACGAGGTGTGTTTAGATTTGCTTCCAGAACTAGAGAAGAAGTGTAAAGAGTTAGAAACAGAAAGAACAAAAGCGTTTCAAGTCAATTCATCTCATTTGACTAATAGATTTTTACAGAAAGAGGAAGTGTTTTCAGAGTTATCTTCTGCAATAATGGATAACTTCAAGTTTTATATGGATCGTCTAGGATATTGTGATGACTATATCTCAGAATGTTTTATTGGAAACATGTGGACTAATATCAGTAACAAAGATGATTTTCTATTTCCACACTCACATCCTGGTTGTATTATGTCAGGAGCATATTACGTAAAGACAACAGAAGAAAATTCAATCACATTTTATGATAGAATTGACCCTGCCTTTGAACCACCTAAATACAACAACCCACTAAATTGGTCTACAACCAATTATCCTTGTGTCCCTGCTAGACTTCTAATGTTTAGAAGTAATATGATTCATGGAACAACTAGGCAGGAAGAAGAAGGAGAAAAAATTGTTATCTCCTTTAATATTGTAAAAGCTATTCGTGAACTTACATAATGGATTTAGAAGCACATATTGATGGTATTTTTCCTTCATACATTTTCAGTTTTGATTTGTCAGATAAAGTTGATTGGCAAGTATTAATTCCCGTTCTTCAAGAAGAAATTGATAAAAGACATGATCTAGAAGAAAAACAGAACTCAGAAAAATTTAAAGATCCTATCCCATCTCAAATGTCACAAACTGTCATTGTGAGAGCTGTGCAGACTCTTGACAGAGAATTGCATAGACGACAAGAGTTTGCTGAACTTACTGCATGGATAAAAATTTGTCTTGAATACTACAGAAAAAGATTTGAAATGCAGTGTGAAAAACTTGAACCTACTTTAATGTGGGGTAATAAATCAGTTAAACATGCTCAACATCATGCACATTTCCATACCATGTCTTTGATCTCTGGTGTTTTTCATCTTCATGATGGTATTGGAACATGCTTTATGGATCCTGTAGAACAAAAACTTAGAGGTCTTCAAGTTTTTGATAAAACTACAAATGACACTTGGAGTCCTAGAGCTTATCCTGGTCAACTAATTTTGTTTCCTGCATACATGAAACATTACACAGAACCACATCAAGGAGATGAACCAAGGTTTACTATTGCTTTTAATAGTTTTCCTTCTGGAAAATGTAATTGGGATGAGCAAGATAAAATTATTGCTGTTGATCTTACTGTTAATTAATGGAAGACATTAAATTTGGAATACCATTTTACACATACAGTATTCCTGATTGGGAAACAAAAAAAGAAATTATCTTAAATAGTCTTCCAGATTTTAAAAAATACAAACTAGAAAAATCAAAAAGTAGTGGTCATGGTGATAAGAATCACTACACTGATTACTTTGATAATTTAGAAAACCCACCAGAGTATGCTAAAACTGTTTTGCAATGTTTAAATGATAAAATTTTAGATTTTTGTAAATCAACAAACGACAGTTGGAATCTAACTTCTATCTGGTTTCAAACCTACGAGAAATACAATAATTTCTCTGTTCATAACCATGGATTGGAGGGTTGGAGTGCAATCTTATATGTTGAATTTGACGATAGTGAACACTCTCCAACTACTTTTTACTCACCACATCTTTCTTGGGAGAGAGGTACTTTGGGACAATATAATTCTCATGTTCCCAAAGTTAAGGAAGGAGATCTTGTTATCTTTCCTGCTATGATACAGCATGAAGCTTCATCAAACATGAGTGACAAAAGAAGAACAATTATTTCCTTTAACCTAAAATGAATTTTATTGAAGTCTATGACAATGCTCTTTCTCCAGAGTTGTGTAAGGAGATAATCAACTATTTTGAAGAGTGTCCAGATGATCTAAAACATGAAGGTCAAATATATGGAAGAGATCATCATGATATTAAGGTAGACAAGGACTACAAAGACTCTACTGATGTTTGGATGAATTTTCATAACTGGACAGAACCAGATAAAATCATTGCCTCTACTCTTCTTACGTATATTGGAAAGTATAGAGAAAAATATAAAGAGATTGATAACGTAGCTACTTGGGAGTTATCTGAATTATATAATTTACAAAGATAT